CTTCAGGTCCACTTCGACTTTCATGTCACTTCCGTGCACATCAGCTGCAGCTCGCGCTTGCGTCCGCCCACGTCGATTACGGCCTCGATGTCGTAGATGTGCCCGTCCCAGACAACCCGCATTTCAGGCGAGATGCTCGATCGATAACGGATCCGGATCCGGGTCGTGATCTCGGCCTGCGTCTGCTTCGCCTCGATGAATTCACGGCCCTGCAGCGGCTCCACGGAGCCCCAAACCGTCGCCACGTTCGTCCAGGTGACATCCTCCTCGCCGTAGCTGTCCCGCACGACGCTCTTTTGCTGGATCGTCACCCGATGACGAAGTTCGCCCGCCCGCACTAGAGCCACCTCAAAACCCGATACGGCCACAGCAGCGCATCAACACCCATAGGGATTTCCCTCAGGACGGTGCCGGGGCACATCGGCCGCTCCCCCGTATCCGGCATCGAACTGGACAGTCACCGCCGAGGCCGGCCAGAGGGTGGCGCTCGGCCAGGTTGCGCTGGACTTGAGCACCACCCTCCCAGGTTCACTGGCGGTGTCGACGACATAGTTCGAGGCGTCGAAGGTGCTGACGTTTCCATCCTTGTCCTTGTAGGTGATGCTGGTGACTGCCCGCAGCGGCGGTAGCGGCAACGCGAGCTCGTCGCCAGACGGAAACGCGTCCAGGAAGTAGTCCCAGGTCTGCGTCACCAGCGCCCGGCGCGTGATGTGCTCGACGGTTTCCCGCGCCGCCGTGATTAGAGACGTGATCAGCGCATCGTCGTCGGCCGCGTCCACCCTTAGATGGCTCTTGGCCTCTTGGAGCGTAACTGGCTCCTCGGAAGGGGCAGTCGCCAGCACCAGTGCCAAGGTCAACCTCCGGATTTCTTTTTCGGCTTCGGCTTAGCCGTCGTCTCAGGTGGCTCGACAGCAGCGGCCTCGGGCTTGCCCTCCGCCTTCTGCTTTTCGAACGCGACGGCAAAGCCGCCTTCGATGAGGGCCTGCGCCTTTTCCTTGGGCAGGTTCACCACCTGGTCCGGCGCAAGGACCCCATCAGGTCCGGCCATCAGTGTCAGCATCCGGATCTTCATGGCTCACCTTCCTAGCTCACCGGCGCCTTGCGGGGAGCCCCACGCACCACGACCGCGTCGTAGACGCCCCCTGTGGTGGCCCCAGCGACGGTCACAACAGCACGGATGTAGCGTTTGGTGCCCATGTAGCGGATCTTGTAAATCTTGTTGTCGTCAGCGACGCCGATCGCCGGCTCGGAGCCCTGCAGATCGGCGTCGGCCACGGCCGTGTAGGTGCTGTCGTCGTCGGATTCCTGGACCTCGATGGTGTGCGTCCCGTCGGTGATGGCACCCGTATGAACAACCACCATCGCTCCGTGGAATCCCTGAAGGTCCACGCCGGCGCCGTTTTCGTCGGCCGTCCGCGCCGCCGGCGCCAGGCTCTGGGCAACGCTCAAGTTGTTGTATAGATCCACTGAAGACATCGTTTGCTCTCCTGTTTCTTTGGGGGGTGGGGGCCATGGTCCCCACCCCATATCATCCGATCACGGCTAGGCCAGCTGCACCCGGACGAAGGCCTCCTCGAGCACCGGCATGCCGTCGGACTCGAGACGCCCAATGAACCCGACCTGGTTGGTCGCGGCATAGAGCTCGTCCAGCCGCTGGATCTCAAACTGCAGGCTGTCCGCGATCCAATAGAAGCTGAAGTCGCCCAGGATCCCGACGTACTGGCCTGTGGTGAAGGTGTTCGGGGCGTACTCGCTCATGGCTACTGGGAAGCCCAGCACACGATCGGGCTCGCCCACCCGGACGGATTCCCGCCACAGGTACTGGCCGTTGGAGTCCTTCAGCTTGGCCACCTGCTTCACCCCATCGCGGTGGAAAATCCACCGCGCCCGCGGCCAATACTGGCTCTTGAGCGCGTACTTGGCGCTGATCAGACCATCAAACTGGATCGAGGTCGTCGTGTTGCCGTCGCTTACGTCCCTGGCGGTGGAGATGCCATGAGTCGAGGCAACGAACACGCCCAGGGGCTCGTTGGCCCCACCCCCGGTCATCCCCGCTTTCTCCCAGGTGATGGCGAACTTGTACGCCAGCCTCGCGGCGACAAGTGCTTCCACCTCGGGCGTCAGACGCAGGAGCTTGCGGGAGACCTTGATCCTCTTGGCCAGAGGGATCGGCTTGAGCTCGCGCCGCCCGAAGGCCATCGCGGTGTCCTCATCTCCGGTGGCCAACTCCGAGGTCCAGACGGCATCCGCCGGGTCAGCTTCGAGCGTCGGAACGCCCAGCGATTCAGCAGCGGTGACCTGCTGCACCGTTGCGAGCTGGCGGATGAAGACCTGGTCGTCGACCGCCTTGATCAGATCCCGCACCAGCTGCAGCGGCGCCTGCAGGTAGCCGCCGCTGGCGTCGACGTCTGCCTGCAGGGCGCGGACCTCCTCCCCGCTCAGGGAGCGCAGGCCGCCGCGCAGGAACCGCGCGAACGCGGCCCGGTACTCTTCGGTTTCCCGCGGGTCTCCAGAGCCGTTGCCGCGGGCCTGCGGCTCAGGCAGGTTGGGCTCGCCGGGGATATGCATTCCCTCGAGCTCGGCCTCCATTGCCCGCTGTCGCTCCTCGCGGTCCACGCGGGCCCGGATCTGGTTCGCATCGTCCATCAGCCGATCCCACTGCTGCTGCTCCTCTTGAGTGAGGTCACGGTCCTCGGCCTCGGCGGCCTCCAGCAACTGGCGGGCCTGCTGGATGAGGTTTGCGCGCTTTTCAAGCAATTCACGAATGTTCATGGTTGCTGCTCCTTATTCACTGAATTTCGGCAAGCTCCAGCTCGCGCCGCAGCCTGGCCAGGCGCGCCCGCACCTGGACATCGTCTGCGCCGCTTGCCGCCGGGTGGCCGCCCTCGGCCGGCGCGGCGGTGAGCCTGCCCTCGACTTGCCTGATGAAGTCCTCAAGAAGCCGGAGATCCGCCTCCGTCATGGAGCCGGCCGCCAGCCTGTTGAGCGCAGATGCAAGATCCCTGAGCTCCATCCCGATGATCGAGCGCAACTGCACGCTCGTCTGGGGATAGGCGGGAAATGTAACCGGAGATACATCGAAGAGCTTCACTTCCTCGAGCGTGCGCACCGTGTGGCCACTTTCAGTGCCCCAGGTTTCCCGCACGGCCTCAAAGCTGAAGCTCATCTGATCGACATCTCCCCTATCGATCGATACCAAGGCGTCCCTCGCCCACTGGGTATCGGGCGGGTTGATCTCAATCCCGAGACCGACGTCATCCTCTTTGAGCCTGAGCGTCCCGTTCTTGGTACGGCCCAGCACCAGATTGCTGTCATGATTCCAGAGTGCCCGGACATCCGCCTCGCGGATCGTTTTGCTGAAGGCCCCCGGCTGGATCCGCTCGCGGAAGCCCCAAAGAGGCGGGCTCAGGACGTTGAACAAGGCGGCATACCCGACGATCTTCCGTTGGCCACCCTCCCCGACCAGGCGCATCTCACGCACCTGGATGGAACGCTCCTCCCTGCCGCTCAGGGGCGAGCTCCGCAGCTCTGGAGGCTCGATGTCGGCGTCCTTCAGGTGAGCCGCTAGGTGCTCCCAGACCCCACGGCGATCGCCGTCGGAGATGTCTGCCCCGCCGCGGGCACCGTTCAGCACGGCGATGCCCGTGATGCAGGCGCGCACGTTGGCTGCGCCGATTTCACCGTCCGATCCGACCACATGATGGATGAACTTATAGGCAGCCTTGGTCTCGGGATCGCCGTCCGGATCCTGCCAGGCATATGCCTGGCGGTAGTAGGCTTCGCTTTCGTCGGTTCGCAGCCTGGCCTCGTTGGCCGGTCCGTCCCAGGCTGTATCGGTCGTATCCGTATGGTGCACTCGAATGGGCGGCATCTCATTACCTCCTAAATCACTGCTGTGATCATGCAGTCACAGCCATCATGCGCAGGCGGGTGCCGGACATGGACCTTTGTCACCAGAGGCCGCTCAGCCCCCTCGGGCTGGAACTCAACTCCCGGCTCGAGGAACGTCTCCTTCACGCCAACCACGCGACCGTTCAGCGCCCTGCAATATGGGCAGCTTTCGCCGAAAGCGTGCCACCGCAAATAGATGACGCCGACGGATATGAATACGAAGCGCGCGACGGCGTTTCCGGCCTGGACCGTTTCGCGACGGGCAATCTTCTCGGCCCTAGTCTCGTCCCACTCATCCAGGCGCAGTTCAATGGCGGGGAGCGCATCATCGCCGGCCACGGCTGCCTCGCCAAGCAGGCTTTTGAGCTGCCCGATGCTAGAGCCCACATGTCGATCGGCATAGGATTTCGTATATTCGGAGACGAACTGCTCGAGCTCAGGCGTCATCTCCAGGTCAGATCCCACCTCTTCCGCGGCCGCCGCGCCCATAATCTCCGCGTAGGCCATCAGAATCGGAAGCATCATGCGCTGAATAAATCCGTGGTGCTCGTCGTAGAATTCCTTCAGCCATTGACGGAATGACACTGCATCACGACGCCGAAGATGCTTCCGCGCGGCGTTACGCACATCATTGATCTCGCGACGGAGAATTCGGCGAGCGGTATCCTCAAACACCCGCGTCTGCGCATGAGTGAGCCTACGACGATAGGCGACTGCCCTCTGCTCCGCCGACCTTTCCTCTCTGTTCGGCGGGACTTCCCGGAAATCGCCAGCGCTTCCCGCGGGAATCATGTTCAGCGGGACTAGGTAGACATCGCCCCCGTCGATCGGGTTCATGTTCTCGAGCTCCCGCACATCGTTGGCGCTGAGCCAGCCGTTCTGCCGGCCTACGGCGTAGGCCTCATAACGGCTCTTGACATCCCCTCTCAGGAGCCCGTCGACAAGAAACTCTGCGAAAAAGACCTTGCGATCGCCCGGCAGGAAGATGTCCCGCCGGATGGCCTGCTCCCAGCGCACCAGCCAAGGGCGAATAGTGTGAACCACGAACTCGATGGACTGGTGCTCGATGTTGGAGAAGGTTGAGCGCTCGAGATCCATGATCATGTGGGGGGGAACCCGGTAGAGCCGCGCAATCTCAACCACCTGGAACTTCCGCGTCTCCAGGAACTGAGCATCTTCGGGCGGGATACCCACCTCATGGAGTTTCATCCCCTCCTCAAGGATGGCGATCCGGTGCGCTTTCTCGAGCCCCTGATGCCGCTCCTCCCAGGATTTCCGGAGTCGCTCGTGAGCTTCGTCGCTGAGCTTGCCCGGGTGTTCCATCACCGCGCCCGGGCGGGCGCCGTTGCCAAAGAAACGCGCCCCGAATTCTTCGGTGGCCATGGCGAGACCCACGGCTTGACGCGCCAAGTGGATCGGCGAGTAGCCTACCAACCCGTCAAAGCCCAGACCGCGCAGATGAAATATGCGCTCCGCCGGCAGCACGACTTCTCTACCGCCCACCTTGTCTGGCAGCCGGTAGATGTACTCGAGCCTCCCGCTCCGCCTGCGGACATTCATCTTGTCGGGCCGTAGCACCCAGAGGGCTCGGGCCCTGCCCGCGCCATCGAATTCGATCTCGGCGAAGCCGTTGCCCCAAGTGACCACGTGCCCCATAAGCACTTCCCGGAACTCGAAGCTCGTCATCTCCGGATTGGGCTGGTCGTGGAGGATGGAATAGAGATAATGGTCCGGAGCCCGTTCCTTGCCGCCGCTCGGCAACCTGCGGTAGACCGGAAGCGGCAGACTGGCGACAGTCTCCGCCAAGACCCGCACGCAGGCGAATACGGCCGTCGACTGGAGCGCTGTCTCCGGCGTGACGGTTATGCCTGTTGCCGTGGTCCACCCGCTCAAGCTCGTCCACCAGGTCGGCGGGTCCTGGGAAGGGTGGAACCTCTGCTCAAACATCCGCGTTAAGAAGCCCATCAGCGCTCGCTCTTTTTCCTGGCCCGCCACATCGAGCCGAGAACGCCGCCCAGGAGCACGATCGTCCCCACTACGCTCAATGAGAGTGGCGGAGAAATCATCCAGAGCCCTGCTCCCAGCGTCCCCAACCCAACAATTGCCATGATGTCGTATGCATCCATCAGATTGTCAAAAGACCTCTTTCCTCATAGACAGATCCCGATCTTGAGCCCTGGTTTCTCATCGCCCTGTCCAGCGCCATGATGAGAGCCACAATTCCGTCGATCTTTTCCCTGCTCTTGGCCCGGTTCGGCTTCAGG